TTTACCAATGGTTCTAGTTTCGAACCATTAGGTAACCAAACATCAGTAGCTTGTAAACTATCTGGTGAGTGGACCATTACAGCGGATTGCTTTGAGCTCTTTGCCAAGTATTCGTACTGGCATCGAGCTTTAAGGCACGCTGCAAAGAAGCGCTTTAAAAGCTACTGCAGATCACGAGTACTCGATAAGAGAAGTATTGAACGAAGATTATGGGAGCATTTTCGTCACCATGACGATTTTGCTTACCAAATCTATAAGTTCAAACTCTTCTGTTCGGTTAAATTCGTGCGGGGTAATAGATGGTCGACTGTTCCTAAGAATAATCTTAAGGACAGATCGATTTGTCTAGACCCCCTCTGCAATATGCTTGTCCAGCGAGCTTTAGGACTGGGTATCCGACGATGTCTGAACGACAACGTCGGGATCGATCTCGATCGTCTAGCTGATGAGCATAGACATCGGATAAGCGATAGTAATATCGCTACGATCGATCTATCTGATTGCAGTGATGCAATCAGTATGAGGTTGATAAATTACCTTCTTCCCAAAAACATACTTAACAAAGTATGTGCTTGTCGGTCAGACATGACCCTTGGACCTGATGACTGTTACTACTTAGTCAATAAGGTCTCAAGCATGGGTAATGGGTTTACTTTCGATCTCATGACTCTAGTTCTAACTGCTCTAACCAGATCATTCGATCCAACATCTACAGTTTTCGGAGATGACATTATATGTCAAAACTCTGTCGCTGATGATGTGGTGAGAAATTTGCAAGTAGCTGGTTTTGTTGTTAATTCTAACAAGACTAACATCAATTCTAGCTACAGAGAATCATGTGGCGCCCATTACATAGATGGGTACGGATACGTCACTTCATTTGATATCAAATGGGTGAAGTCCGTCCAAGAATTAATCGTTACCTTGAATAAGGTAGCGATACTTTCTATCATCTATGGAGGTCCATATGAGGCCCTTCGAGCAAAGATTTGGTCTTGCGTGCCCCAGACCTTGCTTGGGGCGGCGGTTAAAAGGCTGACCGTCTGCAAGGGCAGGCCACCATCTTATGAACTCGATGGGTATGTTCGTTACGGTCCACCAATTATGGTGAAACCGAAACATAATACTCTGCGAGACATAAGACGCAAGCTGAAGAATCTTCAGAAGTCCGGCAGCATTTCTGTTGCTGTGGCTTTTGAAGCTCGGACGCTGCGCGCGAGAGATCGACTTTACTCAACTGAGTGGGATCTATTTTTCCAATATATCCGCGACTCTAGATTGAGTAGGAAGATCAATCGTGTGGTTGTTAAATCATCGTTAGTAGCTAGGG